ACTGCCTGGAATTTAGTTGGCAACTATACAGCCAAAATGCAAGTACGTTCTTTCCTTAACGCTGATACTGTCCTTATTGAATTGACCACTGCTAATAGTAGAATATCTTTCTCTGCAGGTGGTACTGTAACTTTATCTTTAACTGCAACTAATACAACTGCTTTACCTACTGGTCGTCATACTTATGATTTAGAATTAACTGAAACTTCTAACAGTATTGTTACTAGAGTTCTTGAAGGAAAATTTGTTGTTAGAGGAGAGGTTACTCGCTAAATGGCAACTGAAATTTTAATACAAGAAACTATTACTGAGGTTAGTGTTACTGACCCTAACAATATTCTTGTTCAAGTTGATGGTACCCAAGGACCTATTGGTCCTCAAGGTATTACTGGTCCTACTGGTAGTACGGGTCCTACTGGTGCACCATCCACAGTTACTGGACCTACAGGTTCACAAGGTATTACAGGACCAACTGGTGCACAAGGTATAAGCATTCAACTTAAAGCAAGTGTTGCAAATCCAGGATTACTTCCAACTGTTGGAAACTCTGTTAATGACGCTCGTGTTGTTGATTCAGATGGAGACCTCTATACATGGGGTGGGTCTTCTTGGTCTAGCGCAGGTCAGATTGTTGGACCTACTGGCTCTACAGGTGCCACAGGTGTTTCTATAACAGGTCCTACAGGTCCTACTGGTGCTGATAGCAACGTTGTTGGACCTACAGGCCCCACAGGTTCTACTGGTGTTTCTGTAACAGGTGTTACAGGTCCAACAGGACCAACTCCAGACACAAGTGTATTCTTAACCCAAGCAAGTGCTTCTGCAATATATTCACCTATATCAAATCCAAATTTTACTGGAACAGGTGTATTTGTTAATACTCAAATTGATGGGATATTAGATGTTCAAGAAATAAGAGAAAAAATAACAACTTTATCAATTGTATCATCAACAGCAACAGCAAATTTTAATGATGGTGGAATATTTTATATAGCAACTGCACCTTCTGCAAACTTTACATTAAATTTAACAAATGTTCCAAATGTAAACTTAAGAAGTCAAACAGTATCAATTGTGGTAACACAAGGTGCAACAGGATATATTCCTAATGTTTTTCAGTTAGATGGAGTTTCTCAAACAATTAAATGGCTTGGAGGAAGTGCGCCAACGCCAACAAGTTCTGCTGGAAAATTAGATATATTTAACTTTACAGTATTTAGAACAAGCAGTTCAACATTAATAATTGCAAACTCTAATTTAAATATTTAGGAGATATATGCCATTTACTACAACGTTATCTGGAAACTTTGGAGTAATAGGAAAATCCGCTGGAACAATACCATCTTGGGTTACTAGTGCTGGTCAACTATTAACTGGAACAACCCTATATACAACATAGGCAAATATTGTGACCGAGACTTATCATCATCAGGTCTATGAACAACAGTTAAATCTAAAGTAATACTTTTCTCTACACCACCAAAGAAGTCACCATAATATTCTGTGACCTCGTGGCAAGGCTTAGACCAACGGTAACCGTGTCTTGAATGTAAACGGTTATTGTTCTGCCATTTGTAACCTGTTTCCCAAGTAACCCAAATACGGTTAACATCAGGTGTCCAGTTTTGTCTTACAACATCAAAGAATCCATCTTGCGGTATCTCATCCAAATCCAAGGAAAGACACATATCAACATCAGTAGGTAACAAAGCAAGAGCAGCATTACGCGCATCATCAAACCTGAACGGTTGAACACTGATTTGATAAACAATAACATTTGGTGCCCCTTGTAATAATTGAACTGTTTTATCTGTAGAACCAGTATCAGCAACCAGTCTAACATCTGCATCCTTGGTTGCTTCCAACCATTGATGAACGTGCTTCTCTTCATTTAAAGCAATTGCGTATACTGCAATTTTCATATCGTCCCCAATATGTTTTATTTAGATTTTCTTGCTACAGCAGCGTTATCTACTAGGTTTGGATATCGTCTACCAGCAGCCTTAGCACGAGCCTTAGCACTGTTAATCTGTGCAGGTGTTAATTTTTTAGAAGTTTTCTTAGGGTTCTTCTTATCCCAAAATGCTGTTTTCTTTTTCACCACTTCACCTTGTCTGCCCAATATGCGGCACTCATTTTACCTTTAGAAATATTCTTTGCGTGTCTTGCTTTAAAAGATTTTTGTCTTGCAGAAGGTTGTCTGTCCCCAGTAACACCTTGTTGACCAAAGCGGATTGTCTTAACCTGTGAACCTTCTTTAGCCACAACAACGTGTGACTTCTTAGGGTGGTTAGGAGTCCGCTTTGGCTTATTAAAACCAGCGACCCCAGCCCTTTTAAGGCGTGAGTCTTTTGTCATATTATCTGTCGTAGTACTTTAGTTTTTTGTTAAAAGACGACTTAGGTGCTCTTGCTGCTAATGCTTTTTGAACAGCACCAGTAGAAGAACGTGAAGTAGCAGTTTTCTTTGCAACTTTTTTAACAGGCATTGTTGAACGTACAGGACCAGCCATAACTTGTGCTCTTTTGGTTCCCATAACTCCACCAGCAGGAATTAAACTTTTTGTTGTTTTAGAACCAGCAATAGCCTTGGCTACTCTCTTAGCACCATACATACGTTTAACTGCTTCTTGATATTCTGAATTACGACTACTCTTTGCAGCAGCAAGAGCCTTAGTCATACCCATTTTTTTAATACTATCAATTGTGCTTTGTTTAACTTTTATAGCCATTACTATTTGCCTTTCGGTTTCTTTGGAACTGCTGTTTCAATGCTTGAAGGCATTGGTGCTATTGGCATACCCATTGGGTTATCGCCTTTAGCGTTAGCCATAGCGTGATCTAGATTAGGATAATTACATCCACAAGTTGTGCACATATTATTTCTTCTTTCCCATTTTCTTTGGTTTAACTTTTGGTTTCTTTTTCATAGTCATTGCTTTTGTGCCCTTAGGCATCATCTTCTTGTCGTTCATCATTTTACCGTACATCATATTGCACCATATCCTATTCCAGTTTTGTTTGATATATCTATTGCCTTACGTATATCCTTCGTCTTAGTGGTATCAGGTTGAATACCCTGTGCCCTAGCTGAACGATACAACGCAAGTTCATTGTCCCATTTCTTAGAGGACATATCCATCCTACTGGTTGCTTCACCTGGGTTCAAGTCAAGTGTTGAAGCCTTACAACCAAAACATCCTTCCACAAATTCTGGATGTGTTCTAATTCTATGTAAACTCATCTAGTCCCTAAACTCTTTTCAATTCTTTCAATAGCATCCTTCATAGAGGAACCACCATTATTACTTAACTCACCGTCAAGTTTGTTAAATCTTTCCATCACACCAGGTACTTTGTCCCTACCAGGGGATGCTTCTTCGCCTTCCCAATCCCTGCGAAACTTTTCCAACCATTCCATCATAGAACGAGTCTTTCGAACTGTTGGGGCAATCACAAAAAATACAGAAGCAATTGCGCTCGCAGTCGCACCCATTATCAAAATATTGTTTATCATCATTCAAAGTTACTTGCAGTAATGCCGATGCCAGCAGCAATGAGCGCAGTCTTTTGGTTTTCCGTAACATCATATTCGTGACCTCCTGCATAGTACTCAGTAGCAGACAAGAAACCAGCTAGACAATCAATGCCTGGTTCATCAGTTGTATTCCAAATTTACAACGATATGACCAAAGCAACAACTGCTCTTTCAGAGCAAGTTGATCCAGATGCAGTAGCAATTGGTGTACCAACTGCTGTAACCGTAGTTCTTAACGAATACGGTAACGCAGTTCTAACCACACGTAAACTGCAATTAATGTCATTAGCAGATGTTGATCCAGCGATTGCAAATATCGTTGCGTTTAATATGGCTGATTCCATTGATGAACTTGTTCAAACCGAACTTCGCGGTGGAACAAACGTAATCTATGCAAGCAACGCTTCAGGCACACGCGCAACAGCAACAACTAACGTTACTGGCGCTCACACTTTGAAAGCAGCAGATATTCGTCTTGCTGTTGCAAAGTTACGTGCAGGAAAAGCAATTGCTCGTAAAGGCTCCCTATACTGGTGTGCAATACATCCAGAAGTTTCACACGACTTACGTGCAGAAACAGGCGCAGCCTCTTGGAGACTACCTCACGAATACCAATCAAATGCTGAAATTTGGGCAGGAGAAATTGGTAACTTCGAAGGTGCATACTTCATCGAATCACCACGTATGTACAACGCCACCGATGGTGGTTCAAGTGCACGCGTGTTCCGTACATTACTTGCTGGTCAACAAGCACTTGCTGAGGCAGTTGCTGAAGAACCACATGTAGTGATTGGAAACGTTACTGACAAATTGATGCGCTTGCGCCCAATTGGTTGGTACGGCGTACTTGGCTTCAAGCGTTACCGCGAAGAAGCATTGTACAGAATTGAATCATCTTCAAGCATTAACGCTTCCTGTTGAAGTTCATTAGAAAGATTAGTTGTATCTTCACCATAAATGTTTGCAAGTTTTTCAGCAGTTGGTTGAACTTCAGCAATACTAGAATATGCTTGCTTAGAAAGAGTACCAATCTGTTCAGTTGACAAACCAGCAGTAGTTAACTGTTTCTCAAGTTGACTTACATTCTCTTCAGCAACATTAACTTTACTTGTTGCAGCACCAGTACGAATATATGCTTTACGAAGACTTGTATCTAACTGGTTAATACCTTCAGGTCCTTGCATCAAAGCAAGGGCAATCTGTGAACGTTGCTTAGTTGCATCACCAACACCGTAGGCACCCAAGTAATTACCTAATTGTGCTCTTAATTCACTTGGTGCATTATCAATTTTACTAAACACATTATCAACACGAGACTTGGCTTCGTCAATAGAAACAGCACCACCAATTAAAGCAGTGTAAGTATTTTGGTTAGCAAGTTCACCAAGATTATATTGGTTAAACAAATCACGATAAGTTTGTTCAGCAGCAAGATATTGTGCAGGATTATACACAGGTAACTTTAATGCTTTACGTCCTTCATTACCAATAAAACGTTCTTTGTATGCTGGGGTTTCAGGTAACAAAAGTGAGGCTTCTTCAGGAGAATAGCCCCCTGTCATAAACTTTTTAATCTCAGGAAGTAAACTGGTTAAGTTGTTGTCTGTAAATTCTTTTTCAAGAAGAGCATAAGCACTACGACGGTTTTCTGCTTTAACTGATTTCTCATAAGCATAAGGGTCATAAGTAGTAGTAGGAGTAGTTGGAACTGCAGTGATACCATACTCACCAGATGGATAAAGAATTTTATTTATCTGGTCATCTAGTGCTGTAAGTTGTGCTTTAGTAGGATTGTTAGGAATAGTAACATTAACATTTCTATTTAAAGATTCAGCAAGAGCAACTCTTTCTTTTAAATATTCTTGACGTGTTTTTTTAGCCATTTATCTTAATCCAAAATCTTGAAGAATCTTATTTGCATATCCTGCTGCCTCTTGATTAGCATTATCTGTATACTCCCATTGAGGACTACTACGTAACACTTTATTAAAATCACTAAAATTAAGATTGTTTGTTAAAGCATTATCAATATACTTATCATCAAGTTTAATTGTATCAGGATTAACTTCTAAAACATTAGCCATCCTATTAATATATTGTGAAGCAATATCTCTAACACTCAAACCTTGGTCAATAAAAGAAGCAAGATTTTGATACCTAAACTTAGAAGTATTCTGTATCTTAGACTTAGCAATCTCTAAAGTATTTTTGTTTGACAAACCATCAATAGCATACTTGCGTATCTCAGCATCAGATAAAGTAACAT